GCTCTGTAGTTTGTATAATCAGACTACAGAGCCAGCCCCCTCCCCCATGCTTATGAGTTCTAGTTATAAAGAATCTTGAGAGTTTCTAGGAAGTTTTAGTGAGTGTGAGGGTATGGTAGCCAGGCTCTATAGACAATTCCTAGAATCTAGGTAGACAATAAGGAAGCATTGAACCTAGGGAAAGTACCTATAGACAATCTGTAAAACTATGCTCTAAACTGTAGCTATCGTAACTAAGGAGGGATCTAAGATGTCTAATAAAGAGAAACTAATAAGCTTACTCAATACAGGGTTTTTAATGTTAAGCTTGACAATGCTAATTGTTTATGTCGTATACTATGCCTAAGGAGGAAGTAACTATGATCAATTTATCTAAAACTAGTAAGCTTGACGGAATTCTGTCTTGGAGTCTTCAAGCTTTAGACACATGTCCTGGCTCTAAAGATTTTAATGGGGAATTAGTGCCAGCATGTTCAGGATGTTACGCTACCACAGGAAATTATAGGTTTTCCAATGTTAAGAAGCCACGATTAGAGAATCGTGAAGACTGGCATAGGGACGAATGGGTTCGAGATATGGTAATAAAGCTTGATTCGTCTCGTTATTTCAGATGGTTCGATAGTGGAGACATGTACGACATTCGATTAGCTGAGAAAATTTATCAGGTTATGCAATTGACTCAGCATTGTAAGCATTGGCTTCCTACTAGAATGCATAAGTTTAAGAAGTTTGCCGATATCATAGCTAAAATGCAACAATTGGACAATGTAGTAGTTCGCTTCTCTTCGGATAGCGTAACTGGTGAAGTTATCGAAGGGAATACCACTAGCACTATATTTTCTGATAAGCTTCCCGATGAAGCATTCGAGTGTAAAGCTTACGAGCATGAAGGAAAATGCAACGGATGTAGAGCATGCTACGATAAGAATGTAAAAGTTATCGCTTATCGGGCTCATGGTGTTAAAATGGCTAAAGTTATCAAGATTATTGCAATGAAATAAACTTAGGAGAATATTAAAATGGAAGCATTGACATTAAAAGAACAGGATCTAATCGTTAAGAATGTAGTAAAGGCATGCTCAGATATTAGCAAGCTTAACGGAAGGGGTTACAAGTACCTGTACTTATGCTCAGGGTTTATCGCTCACTATAATATTCATGGATTCAAATCCCATTACGAGGATCATAGTTTGATTAGAGATATCCTTAATAATAAGGAATGGAATCGATACGCAAACTTTAGCGAAGGAGATAAGAATTACCACTACTATAAAAGTAAAGCAGAAGTTTATAAAAAGATTGTTGACAAATTACATAAGCAGGAATTAAACTTATACAATACTTAGGAGAATCTAAAATGCAATACGTTGAAAAAATCGCTCATGAAAAGGGCTCGGATCGTAACTCTTGTGCACTCAATGCGACAGCACTAGCACTAGATATTCCTTATTATGATGTCTATAAAGTATACAAGGCATTCGGGAGGGTACATGGTAGGGGATGCTCCACTCTTATGATGTCTTGTGCTATAAACTGGCTATTGAATGCTGAAAAGGATTACAATATCGAGAATGAAGAAAACCTAATAAAGGTACGAGGTAGCTGGAGAATGCCTACTTACTTGAATATGACTCTTAAAAAGTTTGCCGAGTTATTCCCTAAAGGACGCTATATTGTGGTAAAATCGAATCATGCATTGGCTTTAATTGATGGTGTGTGGTATGATAATCACGAGCCAAATCCGAAGGCACGAGTAAAACATTTTTATAAGGTGGGATGATATGAAATTGACATACGAGGAAAGGGTTTACTTATGGCAGGGAGTGCTGTATAATCAGGAAGACGTAAGGAAAGGATTAGATAACCCTTACTTGGAAGACGATGTAAGGAATGGTTTACTTAAGAAGCTTGCAATATTGGAGGAATTAGAGGATAAACTAATATTTCAATGGAGTAATCATGGGCAAATTGAAGCAGTTACTAATTGAGGAGGAAGATATGAATAGATACGATAGCGGATATTACAATGATCGATACTATGAGCCAGAAGACGAAGACTATGATGAGGAACTAATCGAGGAACGGATTCACAGCATGGTCGAAGATCCTGATGGGCAGTTCTATTGGAAGGACGATGCCCAGTGGTACGAAGGTTTAGCAGAAGCGGGATACATTGGTACTGAGTTCGAAGATATTCCATTCGCTTTAGCACCCCAGGAAGTAAAGGATAAAGTCCTAAGTTATTGGAGGAAAGTCGCAGAAGGTTATGCCGATGGTGATTGACTTTGAGTTAGTCTTTATGGTAATCTGGATATGCTTAACTTATTATATCGGAAGGGATTTATGAATAACGAAGACCAATGGATTAGATATATCTTATTGTTAGCACTTGCATACTTTGGTGGACATGTGCTATACTATATCGGATTAGAATTATCTTGTTACTTATATGGGATACTACAATGAGAAAGTTATATAAGGTTTTGGATGATGATGGTTCAGTCGTAAGAATCTTTGGTTATAAAGAAGAAGCAGAACGATTCAGTAGACTGGATAAATGTCTTAAGATTCAAGTAGTTATGATGGAACGCAAGAAGAATGCTGAGAATAAATTTCAGTGGGCTTACAAACTTTTAGGAGATGCACTAATATGAAAGATTTGACAAATGCGGTGTAATGTGTTATAAGCAAATCAGATTAGATCGCTGTACAATGAAGGAAAATATACGATGCAGGAGATAGCAAATAGTTTTAATACCAGTGCTACGCAAGTGTGTCGAATTGTTAATAACCAAATATGGAAGGTAGGGACGGAAAATTAGATGCCATTGCTGTAATAAAATGTTGTCAGACTTTGAAGCCACTCGTAAGAGTGTACATACTAACGAATACTTAGACATGTGTAATAAGTGTTACGCTACGATAAGTGATGACTTACTAACATACGAGAGGACAGACCTGTACGATGAGGATGAAGACTACGAGGAAGACATCCTCAGTCCTGATGATTATGATTATCGTCATGAAAATAAACTTGACAGCGATTACTAATCGTGCTATACTATCTACTTAAGAGTATTTATATAGTAAGTATTTTATATAGTATGTACTTAGGAGATAACTTAGATGTTAAACTTAGGAGTAACTATGGAAGATAACTACGAAGAAGAAATGCACTACCATTTTGTGGTGCAACATGCAGTTGATGCTGCTGGAAGGTATGGTATTGATACTGTCTTACAGGATATCATTGATGCCTGGAACTTTAAACTAAAGGAACACGATACTACTGCGGAGTTCACCTATGAATGAATACCTTACTAAGCTAGTCAATGAAATGATATGGAAACCTAAGCCACTCACTGAGGAAGAAATCAATGCACTTGGTCATGAGTTTATTGATGTCGAATATTTTGATGAAGGTGAATACGGAATGCAAAGCAATGTCTATGGATTCGTAGAGTTTGCTAGAGCAATTGAGCAAAGGCATGGGATAAAATGAAAAGATGGGATGTGGTAATAGTATATTGGATTGACTCTAGTGGTGGTTCACGCTGGACTGATATTCAAAACATAATCGATTATGATTCAGTTGCATATTGCTGGACTGTTGGGTTTTTTGTGGGGTATAACGATGAATGTATTAAGATTGTGTCAAATGCTTCAGATAACGATACAGTCGATCATTATATGTATATACCAAAAGTAGCGATTAAAAAGATTCAGATTCTTGGAAAGGCTGACGAATGAACGCATACGAATCAGCAGAATATTTAGAAGCAAGAGAAATAAATAATCCTCATTTAATTGAGATTGCTAATCTGCTTCGCCAACAAGCAAACCGCATTGCTGAGTTGGAGAAATCAATTCAAGACGGTATACAGTCTTTTCGTGTATTGCAAGAACAGATGTTGAAAGAAAAATTGTTTGGTGCTGAACCAGTAGCGTGGACTAATCAAAAATGGCTAGATGGAATTGCTAGAGAGCCGCAATTATTTCAGCCGTTGTTTGTGCATGGAAAACAAACAGAACACAACACTATTCCACTCTACACCACACCACAAATAAAAGAGTTAAGTGATGAGGAAATAAACAAATTATGGGCGGAATCACATGAGGATGGTATTGCAATGCAACGGGGGTTTACCACTCAGCAACATTATTTTGCCCATTTAATACTAAAGAAAGCGAGTTAGAAATGATGGATGATATTGAATATTCACACAGTTTATTAAAAGAAAAATTCATTAAACGAGATAACAAAGCAATTCATGCAATAAATAACAGAAATTTTGGTTTTGGCGGTCAACCAAGCATAGAAGAAAGACTAATATTTGTTGAGGATAGGCTTACTGATTTATGCGCAGTCGTTTGTAAGTTACTAGATGAATTGCAAAAAGAAAAAGATGAATTAAAGAAAGCGAGTGAGAAATGAAAACAGAAAGTAACTTTTTGAAACACATACCTTGCAGTACCTGCGGATCTTCGGATGCCAATAGTATCTATGATGATGGGCATGAGTACTGTCATAAGTGTGGAACGTATAAGAAGGGCTCAGAGGCGATGGTTCAGGCTGTCCTAAGGGAGGGTATCACCGCACCTGAGAAGTCTTCTCCTAAGCAGTTTAAATCAGTCATAGAGGCATTGGCTAACGTAGAAGCTACCCCAGTTGTAGAGCGTGGTATTTCTACACAGACTATGCACTTCTTTGGTGCAGGTTCTGATGGTACTAGTTACTACTTTCCATATTGTGATATGACTGGTAAGGTGGTGGCTGCTAAGACTCGTTCCATGACTGAGAAACAATTCAGTGTGGTGGGTGACTGGAAGGAAGCAGTGCTCTTTGGGCAGAACAAGTTCACTCCTGGTGGTAAGGCTATCACGATTACCGAGGGTGAGTTTGATGCACTGGCATGCTATCAGCTAACTGGTTCTCGCTACCCAGTAGTATCCATTCGTAACGGTGCTACGTCAGCATTGAAGGATTGCCGAGCCAGCTTTGAGTACTTGGATTCCTTTGATAAGATTGTGATCTGCTTTGATAATGATGAGCCAGGTCAACAGGCAGCAAACCAAGTGGCTGAGTTGTTTGGTAGCAAGGCACACATTTTTAGATTCCCGAAGAAGGAACTAAAGGATGCCAATGATTACCTGATTCAGGGATTGGTGAAGGAGTTTGTTGAGGAGTGGTGGAACGCAGAGAAGTATGTACCTGATGGTATCGTAGCAGGTTCTACATTGTGGGAAGTGGTTAACCAGCCAGTCGAAAAGGCTGAGGTAATGTATCCCTATTCGGGTATAAATGGGTTAACTTATGGTATCCGACAGGGCGAGCTCGTGACGATTACTGCTGGATCAGGGCTTGGTAAGTCTCAGTTTATGCGTGAGATTGTGTGGCAGATCCTCAATAAGACTGAGGATAATGTTGGTCTTATGTTTTTGGAGGAGTCGGTCAAAAAAACTGCTAAGAGTTTGATGTCTCTTGCTGCGAACAAACCACTGCACTTACCTGATTGTGATGTTGATGAGGAGGAACTACGCTATGCATTTGATGCTACCCTTGGAACTGATCGTGTATTTTTGTTTGATCATTTTGGGTCTACCGCCATTGACAATATTATCAACCGAGTACGCTTCATGGCAAAAGGTCTTAATTGTCGTTATGTATTTCTTGATCACGTATCGATTGTGGTCAGTGCTCAGGAGAACGGAGACGAAAGGAAAGCATTAGATGAGATCATGACTAAGCTACGGACTATCGTACAAGAGACTGGCATTGCTTTGTTTGTGGTATCACATCTTAAACGTCCCGAATCGAAGGGACATGAGGAAGGTGCTGCTACATCCCTGGCACAGTTGCGTGGTTCAGGTTCGATTGCTCAGCTCTCAGACATGGTCATCGGACTGGAGCGTAACGGTCAGCATGAGGACGAGCAGGAACGTAACACTACCTACGTCCGAGTATTGAAGAATCGTTTTAGTGGTTTAACTGGGTTAGCTTCTCGATTACTGTACAGTCGTCTGACTGGCAGGATGACAGAGCTCCCTCCTAAGGAGAATAAATTATGAAAAAGATTTTACTTGCGTTATCCCTAGTTGTGGTGTATAATAGTAGCTTCGCTTGTACCACTACCATCGTTTCATCTGGTGGGAAGTACATTACTTGTACAGTTTGCCCGAATGTTACTATATGCAATTAATTAAATGGACAGGAACTATCCTATGCTTAATTGGAATAGCGTTAACTAGCTTCAATGTATATCCCCTTAATATATTATTTGGATTGGTTGGATCAGGCTTGTGGGCTTATGCTGGTGTACTGCAGCGTGATATACCTTTGATCCTGGTTGAAGCTGTAGCAGTTGCATTGTACTTAGCAGGGATAGCTTCTTATGTAACATATGAGTTACATAAATGGCTGTAAGGTAACGTTTATATAACATTAAGGAATCAATATGAGTTTATTACAGATGCCGAAGGTGATCGAGTCGGTCAATGAGTTAGGGCAGCGAGTTGCTAAGCTTGAAGCAATGGTGAAAGAGTTGCAGGATGCTTTCGTGATGGCTACTCAGCAGAACGTAGAGAATCAAATTAAAGAAAGCTTTAAAAAGAGTAAACCAAAATGAAGGAATCTTTAATAGTAGTTGCTGCTTTAATGGGAATGGCTTTTGGCTTTTTAGTTAGTGAACATAAGCACAGGCTAGATAACATTCAATGCAGCAGTTACTCTACCAAGCACTCGAAGTGGGATGGTTATCTTGCACGAGATGAGTTCGGAGATCTGCGATGCTTCTGGTTAGAGCGTGAGTTTCCTAATCGAGTAAAACAAGGAGTGCCTGTGTGACATGGAGTTGTCCTCCACTTAATTTATTTAACTGGAGCAATCATTGGAAATGGAAAATGAGAAAGATTATTCTCGATATAGAAACAAACAGTACGCATGACAAGATCTGGATGTGCGTTACAAGAGAAGTAGGAGGAGACGTAATAGTATGGAAGGAAGCAAACGAGTTACAAAAGTATTTGGACAGTTGCGATTTGATTATCATGCACAACGGAATATGCTTCGATGCCCCAGTACTGAAAAGGAACTGGAACATTACGATGAAGCAGAGCCAGATGTACGATACGCTCGTGCTAAGTCGCCTTCTAAATCCAAGTCTGGAGGGAGGACATAGTCTCGAAGCGTGGGGTACTCGCTTAGGTTTTCCTAAGGGAAACTTTAAAGACTGGGATGCTGGGTATTCCAAAGAGATGGAGGAGTACTGCGTTCAAGATACTTTAGTAACAGAGAAGTTGTACAACCATTTAACTGCTGAGTTAACACGATTAAAATTTGATGAGAGGAGTATTAAACTTGAGCACGATGTACAAGCGATCATTGCAACGCAAGAAGAAAACGGATTCAAGCTCGATGAAAAGAAAGCTGTCACTCTTTTATCAACGCTACAAGCTAAGCTGGTTCTTCTTGAAACTGAGCTTCAAAACATTTTTCCTGCCAAGACTATCGACAGAGTATCCGAAAAAACAGGAAAGCCTCTCAAGTCAAAAGTCGAAGTCTTCAACCCAGGCAGTAGGAAACAAATCGGAGAAAGGCTTATCGAGAAAGGCTGGAAGCCAGAGAAGTTCACAGAGAACGGTCAACCAATCGTCGACGAAGGGACGCTCGAAGGTTTAGAGTTTCCCGAAGCTAAGGCAATTGCTGAGTTCTTATTGTTGCAGAAACGAATTGCTCAGATTCAATCATGGTTAAAAGAACTTAAGCCTGATGGTAGAGTACATGGTAAAGTAATAACTAATGGTGCAGTGACTGGACGAATGACACACCACAGTCCTAACATGGCACAAGTACCTAGTTGTGGTAGCCTTTACGGAGAAGACTGTAGGGATCTTTGGATTGTAGAGAAAGGATATAAGTTAGTTGGTATCGATGCTGCAGGACTGGAGCTTAGGATGCTTGCTCACTATATGAAAGACGATGCGTATATTTATGAGGTCACACAAGGTGATATCCACACAGCAAACCAGAAAGCTGCTGGACTCGAAACACGTGCTCAAGCAAAGACGTTTATATATGCATTCCTCTATGGTGCAGGGGCTGCCAAGATCGGGAAAGTTGTTGGTGCTGGAGCGAAAGAAGGACAACGACTTATTGATTCTTTTCTGGAAAACACACCAGAACTACGAAGACTTAGGAAGGACGTGGATACAATCCGCAAGTCGTCGGGAACGCTACCAGGTCTTGATGGACGTAGACTACACGTTAGGTCTGACCATGCAGCACTCAACACTCTTCTCCAAGGTGCGGGTGCGATTGTCATGAAGCAAGCTTTGGTGATCTTAGATGGTCGCCTAAGTAAACTAGGTATCAATTATAAGTTCGTCGCTAATGTGCATGACGAATGGCAGATTGAAGTAGAAGAACCATACGCAGATATGGTAGGTAAGTTAGGAGTACAAGCTATAGAAGAAGCAGGTCGTGTATTGAAGATGCGATGCCCTCTCACTGGCGAGTACAGAGTTGGAAATTCATGGAAGGAAACACACTGATGGAAGAAATTAAACGAGCAGTACTGTCTCTCCTAAGACAAGGGAACGAAGTAGGACACATTCGTATACTGCTACGAGAAGCTGAGAAGGAATTAGGAGAAGCTCAGGAATATTTACAGGCGATTAAAGAAGCGGACTTCGCACCATGAGTGTGATGCAGGAGTTGCCTGAAGGTGTAAACGATTTAGTAATACTTGCTGAGCAGGATGGATATTTAATGGTGTACACTAGACTCCCTAGTCCAGAAACATTGGAGCTACTAGAGCGTACCATTATGATCCTACAAAGCGAGGGCTTAGAAGAACACTTGACTAAGCACTAAAACTGTAGTATAATATTATATGTAGTTATTTATTAAGGAGAAATTAATGGATCAAGTTAAACCAGTACCAATCAAGGCAGATCTTTTTTGGGCTTCATTAAATGAGAAGAACAAGTACTCAGATAAGTACCAAGTAGATCTTTGCAACCTATCCAAGGATGCTATCAAGACCTTGATGGACATGGGTATCAATGTAAAGAACGACTCAGCCAAACCAGATCAAGGCTTCTTCGTCACTGCTAAGAGCAAATTATATCCTATCCTCGCAGTGGATGATAAGGGTAGCCCAATCAATGTGAAGATTGCTAACGGTTCTAAAGGAGTTGCTCTGATCAAACCGTATTCGTATAATGTTGGTGGTAAGAAAGGTGTTGGAGTAGGTATCAGCAAGATCATCGTGAAAGACCTGATCGAGTATAAGCCTACTGGAGTTAACCTTGCAGACATCGAGGAAGAAGCTCTCTGATGCACTTTGCCCTGATTGATGGGGACATTCTAGTTTATCGCATTGGCTTTGCATCTGAGGAAGATGACCAGTCAATTGCGATGGCTAGGTGCGGTGAGTTTCTAGAGAACCTGATTCTCTTCAATGGCTTTGAAGACTACAAAGGATACTTAACAGGTGGCGGTAATTACAGGCACGATGTAGCAGTAACTGCTCCATATAAAGGTAATCGCAAATCAGCTAAACCTAAGCACTACGATATACTTCGACAATATATGCAGCAGAGCTGGGGCTTTGAGATGATTGAAGGACAAGAAGCAGATGACGCTATTGGTATTGCAGCGTATGCACTAGAGCCTGGTGAGTATTGTATATGTACGATTGACAAAGACTTGGATATGATAAGAGGAGATCACTTTAATTTTACTAAGGATCTACGGTACTTCATAACTGAGGAAGAAGGAATCAGGAATTTTTATAAACAGATTTTAACTGGTGATAGGGTAGACAATGTTGTTGGGATTAAAGGCATTGGAGCAGTTAAAGCAGAGAGAATACTTAAAGAATGCAAAGACGAAAACGAAATGTATCTTGCTGTCCTGGAAGCTTACAAAGGAGACGAAGCAAGGGTGCTGGAGAACGGACGGTTGCTGTGGATAAGAAGGCAGCCAAACGAGATCTGGACACCACCAAAGTTATCTACATCGAGTGGGTCGACGCAGTTGCAGACTCAGGATGGGAAGACGAAGTCAAAGCTGAAATCCACCTCTGCCACACAATTGGATTCCTGATTAGTGAAACAGCGGACGCTTTATGCGTAGCATCTACAGTGTCTAAGGAAGATAGTAACGCTAGGATGCATGTGCCTAAGGCATGGATTAAGAAACGAAAGGTAATTAAACTTGAAACCCCAGTCAGCAAAAGCAAAAGGAAGAAAGTTACAGCAGTGGGTGAGAGACCAGATACTCCAACGATTCCCCTCGCTGAGCACTGACGATGTCAGAAGCACAAGCATGGGAGCGAGTGGAGAAGATGTACAGCTTAGCTCACAAGCTCGTAGTCTTTTTCCTTTTCAGATTGAGTGCAAGAATCGTAAAGCTATTGCTGTCTTCAAAGATTATGAGCAAGCTCAGACGCACGGATTAGTCGAGCCCTTGGTAATCTTGAAGCAGAACAATAGTAAACCACTTGTACTTGTAGATGCTGAATACTTTTTTGATTTAGTAAGGGATAAAAATGGAACAAGACTTAAACAGAATTAATCGTTATGTCTTTGAGTTTATAGAAGGTGGAGAAGTGGACGCTAAGTATGGCTTTCCATTCAATAAAGAACTTCGACATGAATTTCAGATCCCAGCAACACAGTCTTGGGATTATGTAGTGC